AACATAGACAAAATTAAGGTGCGTTCTTTTGATTGGAAAGCAGATGGCTCGCATCAAACATACGGTATGGTCGCACAAGAACTTTTAGAAGTAGCACCATACGCTGTATATCAACCAACAAATCCTGATGAAATGATGGCTGTTGATTACAGTAAATTAGTACCTATGATGATTAAAGAAATTCAGGATTTGAAAGCAAAACTTAAATCTGCTGGCGTAGCTGGCTTCTAACCAAAGGGAAATTAAATGGCAACAGTAACAACTTGGACTTGGACAATTAATTCCATGTACACACTACCTAACGTACCGAATCAACCAAACTATGTAGTTAATACATTGTGGACTTTAACTGGTACAGACGGAACACAAACCGCATCTATTGGTGGCAACACACAGTTTACGGTAGAGCAATCCGACCCGAACTTTGTACCTTATGCTAACTTAACGCAGGCTATTGTGATTGGCTGGGTACAAGAGGCATTAGGAGCACAAGGCATTGCAAACTACGAAGCGTGTGTACAAGGACAAGTGAATAGTTTGGAAAATCCACCGATATCTCCATCTTCACAGCCTTTACCTTGGTCTAATTAATTTAGGGTAAGCCATCAACCCTTTTTGGTGGCAATTTTTTAGGATATTAAAAAATGGAAAAACTTTCATTAACAACAGATTTAATTAACGGCGTTCTTCAGTATCTAGGTTCTAGACCTTTTGTTGAAGTTGCAGGGTTAATTAATGAAATTCAAAAACAAGCAAGCGAGCAAGGCGCAACACCTGTACAGCAAGAAATATTAGATACAAATCCGCCAACAACAACTCAATAAGGAAAAATAATGGACTTACTTGAAAAAATTGAAGAAGCTGCCGAAAAAGTAATCAATGAAGTTAAATCGGCACTTGGTTACAATACCGACCACGGTGATATTATCCGTGTAAAAGTTGATGATACACCTGCGATAGTAGCACCGCCAACCGTTGAAAACATACCTGTAGGGGCTACAAATCAACCAGTTGGGACGGATGCCCCAGTTTCAATTACACCTGCGCAGTAATGGATATGGATGCAATTATCGCCGATACAGATAAGCGATTATCAGTACATGAAGCCGTTTGTGAAGAACGGTATAACGCTATTTTGGAATCTTTTGAAAAAGGTACAAAACGCATGGAACGTATTGAGTATTTGTTGTATGCGGTAATTGCTTCTGTTTTCTTTGGTAAAGATTTTTTGGTTGAATTTGTAAAGAACTTAATCAAATGAAATGCCTGATATTAACCCAATTGCTGAAGGGGCAAAATCTTTAAGCGAAGGATTAAATAGTGCAAGGCAAGCTGGAAAAAGCCTTACAAAAAGTATTGAAGATATACAGCATGATGGTTTAGAAGTTGCAAAGGAGCAACTACACAACAAGAAAATTAAAGATTCGCAAGAAGAATCTTATAGTAATTCAATCATATTTAGAGCAATAAATGAATATGAAACGCAACGTGAAATAATTGATGCCGAAAATAAGGCAGAAGCTAATTTTAAAAAGAAGTATGGTGCAAAAGAATGGGCTAAAGTAGTTGAATTAAAAGCTGTTGTAGAACGTGAACATAAAGAAAACAAAAAATATTATGGGCATAAGCTAAGTGATGTAAGGCGTGTGCAATTTTGGTGTTTTTTCGTAGCTTTCATTATTACAACATTGCTGTTTTATTTTAGGCTTGTATGAATTGGGCAAAATATTGGTTATGTGTATTTTTAATTGAATTAGTTTTATGGTCGTATATTGTTTATTTATGGTATGAAATTCACTTGTTAAAACCAAAACCCAAACGGTTTGTAATAACAAGAACGATTACGGAAGAAAGAACAAAAAAGGATATTGTTCGTGGATGATAATATATTCAAATGGTGGACGATATTTGCACTTGTTTGTATGATGTTAATAATTTTGTTAAAGGATTGATATGGAATGGCTTGCACAAATAGCACCAAGTATAGCTACGGCATTAGGTGGACCACTAGCAGGGTTGGCGGTTACTGTAGTATCTAAAGCGCTTGGTATTGATGAAAAAGATGTTCAATCAACGATTGAATCTGGTAAATTAACAGCAGAACAATTAGCGAACCTTAAACAAGCCGAAGTTCAATTGCAAGCAAGGGCGCAAGAATTAGGTTTAGATTTTGAAAAACTTGCGGTAGATGACCGTAAATCCGCAAGGGATATGCAAACAGCAACGCATTCATGGATTCCACCATTACTTTCCATTTTAATTACAGCTGGATTTTTTGGAATTCTATTTGCTTTGATGATGGGCTATGCAACAAAGTCTGATGAATTAATGATTATGCTTGGTTCATTATCTACGGCGTGGGTTGGTATTATTTCTTTTTACTTTGGTTCATCGGCGGGTAGTCAAAAGAAAGATGAACTATTACATCAAAGTACACCTACAACATGAAAGATAATTATTTTACATCATTGCAAAATGTATTAAAAAGCGAGGGCGGGTGGTCTGATAATCCAAGCGACCCAGGTGGTGCTACGATGAAGGGTATTACCCTAGAAGTATATCGTGCGTGGAAACGTAATCCGCATATTACAAAAGATGAATTAAAGGCTATTCCAGATGTTGATGTGTACAATCTTTATAAACAAAACTATTGGGATAAGTGCCGTTGTGATGATTTACCAGCTGGTATTGATTATGCAGTTTTTGATGCTTCAGTTAATATGGGTGTTGGTCGAGCTGCTAAGTTAATTCAAGAAGCTGTTGGCGTGGTTGCCGATGGGATTATTGGAAACGGAACAATAGAAGCCATTAATAAAACAAATCCACGTTCTATATTGGAAAACTTTAGTGTAGAAAAACAAAACTTTTATAAATCATTGCCTACGTTTGAAACTTTTGGCAAAGGTTGGTTAAATCGTGTAGCAGAAGTAAAAACAAGTGCAGAAAGTATGCTTGCATAAGCAAAAAAGGTTTAAAATAACGAAAATCGTTTGGGATAAACGGTTGGCATATTTAAGGATAAATTATGGCAGCTCAAACTACCCCATCTAATACCAACGCATCGGCGATGACCTATAATTCGCTGATTTTAGACGTTCAGCAATACCTTGAACGCAATGATAGCGCTGTAACAAATCAAATACCTGAATTCATTATGTTGGCGGAATTTGAAATTGCCCAACAAATTAAAACACTAGGGCAAATGCAGGTAGCGGAATCTACAATGACCGCATCTAACCCTGTAATTCCAAAGCCCGCACGTTGGCGTAAAACGGTTAGTATGAATTTAACCAATAGTGGGCAAATACAACCCGTTTTCTTGCGTAAATATGAATATTTAAGGCAATATAGTCCAAGTTCTACAACTACAGGCACACCCCTATATTATGCCGATTACAACTATGATAATTGGATTGTTGCCCCAACACCAGACCAGAACTATACATTTGAAGTATTGTATTACGAACGATTAGCACCGCTATCCAATGATAATCAAACCAATTGGATAACGATTAATGCGCCAAATGCGATGCTATTTGGAACTTTGTTGCAAGCTATCTTATTTGTTAAAAACGACCAACGCCAAATATTTCAACAAAAATATCAAGAAGCGATGCAAACCCTTAAACAAGAAGACCAATTACGCCTTGCCGATAGACAAGCGATTGCTATTGAAAGCTAATTATGACTACATCTAACCCTACTTATACATCGCCTTTTACTGGGCAAACAGTTTCCCCTAGCCCAGTATCATATGAATCAATTACGTTAAGCGCCAATACAACGCTTCAATGGTCAATCAACGGTAATAATCAAAACCAAGTTACCGCTAATATTATTGAAGTATCGGCAACAACAGGTGGATTAACCCTTTATATGCCACCCGCTACCCAAGTATCAACAGGGCAGGCAATGATTATCCGTAATACGGGTTCAAATACATTTACGGTTGCATCAAATAATAGCGTTACATCGCCACCAAGCACAACGATTGTATCCGCTACTGCGGGGGTGGCTTATTACATTTATGTAATCGATAACACAACAATTCCTGGAACATGGAATACGGTTACGTTTGGTGCAGGAACATCGGCTGCAAATGCAGCAACCCTTGCTGGATATGGTTTAACGGCAATTGGTGCTACCCTTAACCAACAAACAACCGTACAAACATATAGTGCTACAGCAACGATTCCATCATCAAATCGTGCGCAAATTAATGTTTGGACGGGTGGTGCTGGAACATTAAACCTACCATCCGCATCAAGCGTAGGTATGGGTTGGTTTACTATCTTTAAAAACGATGGTACGGGAATATTAACCTTAGCACCGAATGGTGCGGATACGATTGATGGTAATTCTAATCAACAATTGCAACTTACCGAATCGATTGTATTAATTTCATTTGGTTCGGGTGGCTGGTATTCATATGCATATGGGCGTTCAAATCAATTTGCTTATACGGAATTAGCTCTATCGGTAACGGGTGGTACATTAACCCTATCTAGCGCACAAGCTGCAAATACTATACAAATTTATACGGGAACATTAACTAGCAATCAAATTGTTGTTGTGCCATCAACCGTACAACTATACGCAATCACCAATAATACAACGGGTTCATATACTTTTACTGTAAAAACATCCGTGGGTGGCGGTGCTACTGTAACAATATCGCAAAACACATCGTTAATTTTAATTTGCGATGGTACAAACGTATATAACGCAGCATCTGGTTCATCATCAAGTATTACGTCCCTAACACTTGGTAATGGTTCAACATCCGTACCATCTTTAAAGTTTGTTGGTGATGCGAATACTGGATTATATTTACCCGCATCGGGGCAATTAGGCGTAGTAGTAGGTAATACCGAAGTAGCTTATTTTTCATCAACCTATTTCTATGCTTTAGGTGGAATAGCAGGGGGTGGATTTTGACAGCTAAGGTTATATCCCTAACTATTCAGGCAGGCATTCAACGTGATGGCACACAATTTTCATCCCTAAAATATGTAGATGGGTTGTGGGTGCGGTTTCAACGTGGTTTGCCCCGTAAAATTGGTGGGTATAACGGATTATTCCAAAATGCTACAGGGATAAGCCGTGGCATGATTATGCAATCCCAGAACGGTATTAATTATGTGTATTCTGGGCAAAGCGATGGCGTGTATGTATGGCAAACAAACAATACCAATGGCGTAGGTTCAGGTCCAACAACGGTAACAATGTCTAGTGCTTTTAATTCTAATGCAAACAACTTATGGCAATGGGATGTTGTTTATGATAGTGGTGGTAGTGGCGCATTAACGGTACTAGGGCATCCAGGGCAAAACTTAAATGATATTAGTAGTACTGTTAATACGCCAGTAATGGTTGGGCAATTCCCCTATGGGGGCATGACTAAACTTGGTATATTTACCGCATCTACCGTATTAAATAGCACAACAACCGCTACAGTTACACCCGCTAACTTATTAATTGCAACGGGGCAATCGATTAGTGGTACGGGAATACCCGCTAATACAACGATTACGGCGGTATCAACGGCAGGTGGTACAACTACTATAACGCTTTCACAAGCAGCTACTTCTACATCTACACAA